CTCTTTATTTATCTGATAGTTGTACTGATAAAAATAATCTTCGAAAATATCTAACTGTGCCTGCTTCGCAAACAGATTAAAATCACTAGGTGATATGTATCCGTAATTGTTTTTATTCAATACAGACAATACCGTATTCCTTACTGAGTTTATCATCTGTAAAACTTTAAGGGCAAATATAAGCAAAAAAAAAGGTCTCCGTTTCTGAAGACCTTTCTTTAAAAATTTAGTATTACTATATTAAGCGTTCTCTATACTTGTTACAGCCTTAGGAAGACTAACTTCAAAATAACCTTTTTGCCAAGATGTAGCAATAGCAGTCTCAATAGAACTTAAAATTTCAGCATATACATCTGAAGCTGCTTGAGCCACAGTTGTAACTGTAGTTGTAGTTCCGTCAACATAATCAATAGTAACTGTAGTAGCATTTGCACTTGCAGTCGCTACAGCTTTAATTCCGTTGATAGAAATCAGCTGACCTGTATTAGGAGCGTTTGTAATTTTTAAAAATTTTTGCATAATAAATAATTTGTTAGTTAAAAACACCGCCTTAGTGACGGTGACTTATTGCAAATATAATTAATTAATCTAACTGTTTTTCTAGGAACTGTAACACTTCAACTCCTTCGTCAGACTTAAACCACTCAGATAAATACTCCATAGGGTCTGCCTCGAAAGGAATAATCGCCATCCTCTTCTTGTTGTTAGGTAGGTTATAGTGAACATCACGCTTGTGATTCCTAAATGAAAGTAAACTGTTATCAAAGAATCGTTGTACGTTAGACTGTAACTTTAATGAAGGGTCATTAACAGCCCTCATAAACATCTCAGGGTTTGTCTTAGCGAAAACTAATACGTCTCTCTTTAACTCGGAGGTGCTCATTAAGCTTACATCCTTATTAAATATAACCCGTCCTATTATCTCCATCTGATCAATAGACATTGATCGAGCCTCTATTAGTGCATCCACCTCAGTAGTCATGTAATCATACTCTTCTTGAGCATCTTTAGTTTTATTAATCTCCACAAACTTCTTACCGTTCATAGGATGATAATTTAAAAATTCTTGTAGTACAGGGTTTGTCTTAGGTACGGTCAACATTCCGTCCTCAAAAATTATAGGCTCTACAATAGCATTACCATCCTGCTCATCCTCAAAAGGTGACTTCTGGTTTCTTGCATATCTTAAAGGCCTGTTATACCCCTTCTCCTCATCAAAGTATAATAAAGGAGTTCTTGCAGAGTTCCTTGCGGGTATCATAAATGATAAAGGGGCTGCATTTCTTGTAAGCTTGTAAGCTTTGTTTTTTAATTCTGATTTCATCTCAATTTAATTTAAAGTTTATAAAAAAAAAGGGAGTGCCGAAAGACACCCCCCCTTAGTATTAATCTTCGAATAATACGAAGTTATTTGCACCTAAAGTACATACTGCTCTCTCTGATAGGAAGTTAACCTCCATAGCATCAAGATCGCTTGTTCTTGCTCCACCGGCAGAACCCGTGATCCAAGTTTTGTAACGTCTGTCCTCAGTCTCTGAAGCACGGTAACGTACATGTAAGAAAGGACGTTTAGCATTCTTTCCTAATACTTGATCGTACACAGAAGTAGAACCTGCAGGAACTAAAAGTCCGTTGATAGAACCTGTACCTGATACTCCACCACGCATTGTAGGATCATTTAAGTATTTCCAGTCAGTCTTGTAGAAATCATAACCTCTACGGAATCCTGAGAAACCTAAGTTAAGTGCCATCTCTTCGTCATTGTCAAACAATCCGTAAGAAGTACCACCTGCACCATAAGAGTTCTGAGCTGCTAACATATCATCGATATCAAAGCCGAACTGTCTGTTTAGGAAAATTACGTTCTCCTCGATAGCACCTTGCTTATCTAGTCTTGATATAACGCTATCAAAATCAGCTAAAGCAACAGGGTTACCACCTGACCATACATTTCCTCTATTTCCTACTACGTAGAAAACACCTTCAGAACCACCTTGTGCATCAGTACCAGCTGCATTTCCAAAGTGTTTTGCAGCACCTGAAGCATTATCTGCAGGAACTGCTTCGATCATAGAAGTCTCTAAGTAATCATCAAATCTCATACGAGTTTCGTGCTCAGACTTCATATACCACAAGTAACCTGTACCTGCTCCTGTATCTACTTCTACCCATCCGATTTGAGCCATGTCAGAACCTGAAACAGCATACTTGTCTTTAAGGATAATAGGTTTGTTTTCAAAAATGAAATCGTCAGCTTCTAATGAGCCTATCATTCCGTCTGTTCCTTTAGCAAACTCAGAACCGTAAATAAATACAGTAATGTTTTCATTTGCAAAAGCACCACCGCTGGTACCAGCATATCCTGCTAACTCATAGAAAGCAACAGTAAACTGGTTATTAGTCACATCAACATCGGTAACAACAGCTTTATTCTCACCTGCTCCGCTATTCTGTACAACAACAACAGTTTGTCCTACTCTCATAGCAATTGCACCTTGTGCTGAGAATGGATTTTGAGCTGTAGTGTTTTGTCCTGCAGGAGCAGCTGCGTCATTCACTTGAATGATTGCTACTTCAGCTCCAGCAGCAGCGGTTGATCCTGATTTAGTATACTTAACGTGTAATCGTCCTTGTTCTGCCCATTTAATCATATCAGAGTTAGAAGGCATCTCTGCTCCTACTAATCTTAAAAATGAACTGATTGATCTGTTACCATATCTTTCAAATTCCTTCTCATAAGTATCAGGAAGATACTGATTCAAGAAATCAAAGTTGGTAATATAATTTGTTGCGGTAGGGACCTGCTGCGCTGAAGGCTGCAAATCAAAACCTGGGGTTGCATCTAATGCCATAATTTTTAATTTTTGTTTTTAATACTTCTAATTTTAAGCCCTTTACTTGAGGGTGAGCTAACTGCCCTGAATTGAGTCCCGTCTTTTCTTGTTACTTCCGGTGCTTTACGGTCAGACATTTTTATGTTTTTTATCTTACGTGTTACATCATCAGTAGCATCTGATTTGCCTTGCTCATAAAAGAAATTAGCAAACTTATCGGGATTCATCGCAACTGCTAAAGACTTGTGGTATCCCTTTGCGTCATTAAGAAGTCCTTTGTCATCTAGAAACTTACCTATAAATTTATCTGTTGACAACTGTGAGTTCTTAATTTCCTCAGATTTACCAGGATTAAAAGTCAGATTAGTATCCCCTACTTTGAAATCAAAACCTTTGAAATCATCGAATACCTCGTCAGTCTTTTTCAAGAACCAACTTCTCATCCTGTCTCCTTCTTCCTGTTGTGTTTTAGCATTCGCTATATATTGTTTATAAGACTCAACCTCTTTCTTCTCTTCCTCAGAAATTCCAACCGTGCTTGACTCAAGGGGTTGTTTGTACATTTCCTTCTGTTCATTAAAGAATTTTTTTGCCTCAGCAACAATTTTTTTCTTAGCTAATCTTTTTTTCTTGATGTCTCTATCTTCATCGATATCCTCATCATAAGAATAATCACTCATAAGTGTGTCTACGTCCTCATCGTCCATAGCCTCACCTGATGATATCAAATATTCTTTTAAAAGATTATTATCATCCATAGAATTAAAATCTCGATTAAGCTTAACATAATCTTCGATTCCTCTTCCTGTCTTTTTCTTGTACTCAAAATAAGCTGATACATCCTCTGGCATCTCTTCGTTATCAGATTTCTCTTCAAACAATTGATCTACAGAATCTATCTGCTTATCGTATCTATTTTTTATATATGAAAGAACGTCTTCCTCTTTTAACTCATTAGGTGTTTCTTGAACAACTTCCTCAACTACAGGAGACTCTTCTGCAGATTCATCATTTAGTGATTCCTCATGCTTCTCTAAAAGGTCACCCTCTATCTCTTGCATTGACTTTTGTTCAACTTCTCCTACTGCTCTTACCTTGATTTCCATTTGATTTGATTTTTACAAAATTAATTATTATTTTTTATATCTAGTGGTAGCCTTATTAACTCTTCTTGATTTCATTGAATTAACTTCCTTATTTACATTAGACATCTTACCAGTGTTAATTGCTTTTCTTAATCCGTATGCATCGCCAAATGTCATAGAACGCTTTACTCCTGTAGCTATTTTTGTAGGCACTTTTTTAGCTGTTGCTCTAGATGTTCCTTGCAAGGTAGGCTTCTTCGGGGCTTTAGATTTATCAGAAGATGTATTGTAATCAGTATACTTAGTCCACGTCCGACCGCCGTATGATGGTACTTTCTTCTGACTTACCTTACTTTTTATAGAGGTTGATTTTGGAGTAGGTCTAGTTGGAACCTTACTTGCTGTAGTAGCTCCTCGCTTAACCATTTTCTTGGCTACTTTTTTCGTTGATGGTTTTTTCTTTTCAATCATAATTATTGTTTTTCTTTTTTATATTTATCTAGGACTAAACTCAGCTAAGTCGAAACCATCTAAACTATCCTCGTTAGACTCAAACTTAACGGGAGGTAGATTATTCTTTCTCTGATTAATTAACTTAGACTGCTCGCTGTTCTGCTGACTAATTCTTTTTGATTTAGACTCATCTCGTGAAACCTCCCTAGAGTCTAACTGAGCCTGAGTCATACCCTGTATCTGCATACTGTAATTAAACTCCTCTGCCATCAACTGACTCTTAAGCTGCGCCTCTGCCTTCTGCTTCTCTATCTCAAAAGCTATCTCCGCTTGCTTCAGTTGCATCTTGCCCTGAATCTCAGCCTGCTGCTTCTGCATAGCTACCTGAGCAGACATTTCCTGAGACTTCAATTGCTGTTGAGCAGTCATCGCCTGCTTCTGCATCATCATTCTCTCTTCCCTGTCCTGCTTCTGAGTACGCTTCAACTTAAGTAGCTGATTAGCTAATTTTATGTTCCTTAACTCTCTTATGTCTATAGCATCCTCAAGGTTTATATCCCCCTTAGATAATGCCATATTTATATTTTGCTCTAGCTGTGCCTTCTGTTCCTCATCAGGAGCAACCTCAATAAAAATACCGAAGTCATATATATATAAATCAGATATATCATTAAGTATACTTACATTATACTTACCTATCTTGTTTACAAAGTCATCCTTGAAGTCAGAGTACTCTAATATATCAGCAACCCTATAAGTTAAAGCCTCAGCTAAAGACCTGTACATATATAGACTCCCGTCAAGTATGTGCCTGGTTGCAGTGTTTGAGTTTAATGCCGCTAATTTTTGTAGACCTACTAAAGAATCAGGACTAGGTGTAGACGCATCTCTTGCCTCATTTAATCCCGTTACCGTCCTAATCATATTCAGGTAGTGATTATAATTAGTGAGTAGCATCTGTGTCTTTGATGCACCTGAGTTTGATGTCAATTGCTGAATAGGAATCCTTGCGTTATTAAAGTCCCCGTCCTGTGTGAACGACCTACCTATAACAGATCCCGTCTGAAAGTATAACCTTAACGCATCCTCAGGATTGTATGCAGCACCCGTTCCCAGGTCAACCTCATTCAATCCGTCAGCGTCTATATACACACCGTCAGGAACAACCTTAGATATAACTTGCTGTAGCTTTAAGTGTGTTATCTGTATCAGATCAGCGAATGGTATCATCCTGCCTACTAAGGACTCAATATTCCCCTTGTACATACGAGGGGCAACAGCAACATAGTTAGGTAGTGCATGCTGAGATGATGACTTAGGTCTTACCATATTACTAGCAAGCTCCCACTTCAATAAGAAGTTTGTGCCCATAACCATCACTCCGTCATACCATACATCAATAGTCTTCTCTATCTTCTCGAAGTTACCCTCGTCCATCATGTCAACAGGTGGATTGAAGGTATCATCCTTCTCAATAACCTTACTGCCCCCTGTCTCAAGTATCTTTTTCTTATAGACCATCTTCTTTGTGGTCTTATAATTAAAGTACATTACCGTGACAGTGTCACGATAAAAAATATCATTCTCGTAGTACTGAGCTACGTTATAGTAATCATACCAGCTTTGACCGTGCTTTGAGATTTCCTCTAGGTCCTCATTAGTCAAGTCAGGCTTAATCTTTCTTAATTCAATAATAGGAATAGTCTTAATCTCTCCCCAGTAAAAACAGTCCTTGAAGTTAGGGTCCTCGGTATAGCTGTAAACTATATTTGCCGGGTCCACATAAGACACCTCAACACCTGATCCTAGTAAGAACTCGTGTTTAGCAACGCCTATACCTATAGTAGTTAAATCATAATCTACACGCTTCCTTATGTCTATGTAATGATTCTCCTCGAACATTGTATTGATCGCCTCCTCCTCTGCTATCTCTAGTGCAGGCTTATAATTTAGCTGCATGTACAATGATAACTCATCATCAGTCTGAGGTAACTCATCAGGGGGCATAACAAACGGGTCAACACCCGTCTTCTTCTGTATAATCTCAAGAGTATCTTTAGCGACCATCTGGCCCTGTATCATATCCTGGTACTTACTCCTGTTAGACTGAGAGAGCGCATCCTGTGCATATGCCTTAACCTTAAATAGCCTGTCAGACATACCGTTAACAACAATATCTACGAACTTAGGAATCACAGCAATAGGTGTCCAGTCAAGGTTCATATAAGATAAATCGCCGTCTACAGCTAACTCATTCTTATACTTTGCTATTGATTGCTCGCCTCGTGCATATAATCTAAGCCTGTGAAAGTTTCTCCACTGACCGTAAAACCTGCACTGATTCCCGTCCTTCTTAAACCACTCATACTGAATAGCTTGTCCTATCTGTAAGCCGAACCCATCGCTCGCTTTCTCAGAGTCTGAAACAAATTGACTAGGAAAGCCTGCGGATGAGATGTTAATTTTAATATCCTTCATCTAATAATTTCACTTGTTGTACCCTTATTAGCATACTTCGCAAAAGTAATCTTTATTTTTGATTCTTTTTTCTCCGGCTGGTAGAGGTGTTTTTGACAGGCCATGGCAGCAAGACCTGAACTAATAGACGCATCAAACTTTGTTCTGTTGTTTATATCAAACCTTGCCCAGTCCTCTAAGGTTCTATTAAAGGGCATCCTGCCCATATCACCCTCCTCCCTAAAGTTACCCTCAAAGTCAATACCTATGTACTTCTCTATATAAGACTCTATAGCTGATGCGTGAGCCTGTTTAACGTCCTCACTAGTGTTAGGTATACCACCTAGTTCTTTCTCGGTCTTAGAGAGCTTCGCAGCACTCTTATCGGGCCTTGTCATAGAGTAACCCCTGTAGCCCCTGTTCTTAAAATGATACAATAACCTAGGCTTGTTGTTC